CTCGGTTTTCCCGGCCCTGACAGAGCTGAAACATGCTCACTATTATTTAATCCTTGCGCAATCTCAACCTTATTGGAAAAGGAATATTTTCCTTCCCTCAATTGAGAGGCAACAAGGAGCGCGTCGATGGGATTATCTCCCTTTTAGGAGATCGCCCCCCCTTCCAAAGGGGGACGAGAGATAGGTCATGCCCCACACTTCGATCCAGGAACACCTGGAAACTCGGTTACGCGACCGCCGGCACCTCCCCTCACCAGAAGAGGGCTACTACCCCGGGATCACTCCCGGATCGTAGATACCCGATCCTTACCTACTCCAGGGATTGGAGAAGAATGTCGAGGGCTCTATGAGGGTAACCCCCGTACCCGGGCTCTGCAACTTATCAGATAGCTGGTAAGCCATTACCTCACCAACACTAGGTGACAGTGGATGCAGAGTAGACCGGGCAGGGGAGCCCCCTAGTCAACCTCTAGTTCCTTTGGATAAGGAGCTGGAACCGGACGGATTCGCGTGATTCCTTCCGGAATCCCGAGGCCAAATGTCGCCGACCCACGCCGTCTTATCTGCAACCAGAGCCGATAGAGGTCCGAGAACCGCGGCTCCAACTCTCGCTCACGAGCTAGATTTAGCTCTTGAACCGGGAGAGGGAGACGCGCCACCGAATTCTCTAACATACGTATCGCTTGATACATAACGGCAGAAATCTGCCGGGCCTGGAGAGATATCCCTAGGCGGTTAAAGTGCGTTATGTTGTCACGGACTACCTGAATCCGCCTATCCAAGGTTACCAACTCGTTGTTGGTCTCGGTTAGAATGGCCTGAACAACGGGTGAGCTAGAGGCTGTGAACTCTGAAAAGAACACATCCTTAACTCTTCGATCGTAGACCTCCTCACACTGGTTGGTTAAGTCAACTAGACTATCCATCCAGGGAGTAACCCACGTCGAAGCCTCGTCACCCCAAATTTGAGGTAGAAGAGGCCCCCGGGATCCAACCCATTCCAGCCAATTAGCCTTGGAATAAGCGGTTTTAGAGTCAGGGTGGGAGATGATAACAGTCAACGCGGCAAGGCGCTTGGGAAGGGTTTCCCAAGTTGAACCTAGACGCGCCATGTTCTTCATCCCCACCCCGAATGCAGCCATGGCCTGAGATAATTTGGGAGTCCATCCCAGGGCTAGCCACTGACACATTGCGACACATGCACTCAACGATTGTTGAGACATGAGCCACAAGTTCCAGGGCAGCCCGGAGACGTCCACGCCCTTGGAGTAGAGGCGCTTTGCAAATTCACCTGATTTGTTGGTACTAATCAGGGATTTGTGTAAGCCAACCTCGACTCCAAGGATTTCCATAACCCTCAGGTAGTGGTTCGCGACGCTCTCATCCCCGATGATAACGTCGTCACCCAGGACTGCGTAGTCACGGAACCAGCCAGTCACTCCTGCCCGAAAGGCAGCAAACTGAACTATTGCATGATGGGTAAGAGCCAACATCGCCCAAGAGGAGTAGGCACCCATTGGCTGCCCGACTGCGTAACGGAAGTGATCCGACTTGTCATAAAGGCAAATCGGGTCCTCCGGACGCTCTCGGACAGGGGGTAAGATCGAATAAGTTCGATCTACCAATAGGTCCCTCCATCTCTGGGCAAATGTTGGATTAAACATCACCGCAAGGATCGAGCATTGGATTCGCACCGGTAGTCTGTCCGTCGCTGCAGACAGGTCAAAGCTTGCTAAATACCCCTTTTTGGAGCGCTTAATCAGAGCCCTTACGGGTTTATGCTGATCAAACGTCCCATCCTGGGGTATTCCCTTTAGCAAGTCAAAGATCGAGTCGTGCAACGGCTTCAAGGCCACCTGCGTCCAATAGTCGACCATTGCGAACACCCTCACCTTACCAGCAGCTTCTAACTTAGTCGCCAAGCGCCCTGGGAACGGGGAGCCCTGAGGATCATACCGAGCCTCATTCTCCATCACCGTCCACAGGGACTTGGTCCCTTCGTATTGGCCAACCTCATACAGGTACCATGGCAAGGATTCCCCCCAGCGTGGAGGGATCTTGCAGTGCGTGTGCGCTGCACCTGGTACATGCATGTAGCCGGTCACCCAGACGTAGGCAGCCCAAGCCCTAGATGAAAAGGAACTCATCATAGGTTTTGAAGCAGCCCCCGCCTGGGCAAGTGCTAGGAGTTTAGGTGCTGGCAATAGTTTAGGATTCATCCCGACGTAGTTCTCGTCAGTAACCCCTTCTAACGCCTTGAAGAAATGGTTTTTAAGCCACGTCTCCCAAGACGAAATAAAGGCCACTGAGAGATCCACCCCCGGACGAGTTATGGTCTCTGTCTTGACCTCTGCCGGGAATTTCAAAACCCGGTAGAGACCAAAGAGTGTCAACCACAGCCGAAGAACTGAGGAGTCCCCGCGTTTTATCTGGGCACGGTGCAACTTAGGTATAATCCTAGGAAGACCGCCCCTGGATAAAGATACGAAGGCCCCCAAGGATCGACTGTCCTTCATCGGAGACGAACCAGGTATCCCTTTCATCAGGGCTACATGGCACGCTTTTAACCACAGAACAAGACCCTTCTTGCCCTGGGTTCTCAGAAGAAGGATCACTACCTTCGAGAACGAGTAAATGGCTCTGAGCCTATCTCGAGTCATCCCACCGACTGCTAACCGGACTACGCTTACGCATAATCCGATTAGCCGTTGCTGAGTTGTTATACTCAGCCGCCTAGTCAAGCGTGTTGCACCTCT